TCCGTACACTGCTTGTGATAACAAATCAGGTCTATGTGTAAAAACTGGCTCTACTTCGTATAACGGATCGTCATCGTTTGCAGGGATAGGACGTATTTGTAAAATATCAAGATATTGCTTGTTCTTAATTTTAGTGCTATAAAAAGGACTTGTTTTTTTATAAGTTGCCATTTAAATATATCCTTTTCCAATAAAGTCGCCATTTACAAATTTGTTAAGATTAAATTCGCTAACTTTGGTTCTGCTGTACATTGGTTGTACTGTCACTGCAAACTGGCTTTGTGCTGGTGCCCATCCTGTGTTGTTACCGCTAGAAGGTGCAGGTTGTGTGATTAGCGGGGATATAAAATCATCAACAATTCCGCCTGTTTCTATTCCTGTTTTTATGTAATCAACATCTGCTGGTAAATCAACTGTAAAGTTTGTAATTGCTACAGGTACATCGTTAAAAACAAAATCTCCATAACCATTAAGTCTTACTACAGGAGGCGGCGCTCCTAGATTTTCTCCGGCACCGTAAAACATTTTCGTAACACTACGCAAATAATGCAATGCACCTATCCAGTACTTTGCATCAACAGCATTTTCTACAAAAAAGTCGCCTGTAATTGTCATAGTATCAATACTGCTGTTCGTATAGTTATAAAAGGGATAATTAGTATGTACAGGTTGTAAAGCATTATAATTTGCGCTGTGGCTCATAATAATTGTAGGAGTATAAGGAAAAACTAACCCGTTTGTTTTAAGCAAGGGTTGAAGGATATCGCTGCTAGTAAAACTGTCAACTTGGGGCATGCTAAGACGCACACGCCAATCTTGATCATTAAAACTAGCAGTAGTTGGTGTGCGTATGTTGCCGTTTAAAGCAGAATTTAGGTTTGGTGTTAAAAATCCACCTATAGGACCTAGTTGCTCTGCTACACTACCAACTGCTTTTTTAGCAAATCCTTTTAGAAAATTAGACATTTTTTAGTTCTCCTACAAAGTATTTATTGACTTTTTAAACTGCGTAGTTTATAATAAGACATAACCTTTGGAGTAACTATGAGAAAAACAAACTATCTAAACAATAAGGATATACTAGCAGAGATACATAAATCAAAATCAAATTTTTGTAGCTTTACAGATGCAGATTATCATCAATATGATATCATTTTAGACGACATAAGCAAAATTAATATTAGAACTATAGCAGAAGCCAAGAGAAACAAAGCCAAGAGACTTAGCACACAAGCATATGATGCAGCCAAAGAAGCTGGGCAAAAAGTAAAAATGGCAGAGTGTGAAGTGGATTACAAGACTATCACCAAAGAAGAACTAATCTTTCGCATAATGACGTTTGATCATATTCCCGAAGAGCCCGGAAGAAAAAAGAACCCAAAGACTGTAGCAGATACCAAAGTTAAGCTAAACTTTCCTCCTTTCCAACATTGGAAGTTTAACGACGAAGGCGAACTAACTTTAGTGGGCAAAAGTCATTGGACGGGCGGTATGCAAAACGGTTACTTCAGCAAGGATCATGCGCAGGCTACAGAAAAACTGGCTAGAATGTGGATGAAGCTGTGTGATCGCTATGCTACACGAGGAAACGTTAGAGGATACACTTACAATGACGAAATGCGTGGACAAGCAATACTACAACTTGCACAGATCGGTTTACAATTTGATGAGAGCAAGTCAAATAATCCTTTTGCTTACTATACTGCTGCCGTTACTAATAGTTTTGTACGCATCATTAACATAGAAAAGCGCAATCAAAACATCAGAGACGACATCTTAGAAATGAATGATATGAACCCAAGCTATACAAGACAACACCAAGGTGAATGGGAAGCTGCGGTTAAGCGAGAAAAAGAAAAAAATGGTTGACAAAGCTGTATTAATATCGTATACTATAATACAGTAGGAGGACTATATTTTGTTTAAGAAAGCTGCGGTGTTTACAGACATCCATTTTGGCCTAAAGAGCAACTCTAAAATACACAATCAAGATTGTGAAGATTTTGTAGATTGGTTTATAGAACAAGCCAAAGCTAACAACTGCGAAACCGGTATCTTTTGCGGTGACTGGCATCATAATCGTAACAGCCTTAACATTACGACAATGGATTCTACGTTGCGTAGTTTAGAAAAACTAGGCAAAAGTTTTGAACAATTTTTTTACTTTCCAGGAAATCACGATCTTTATTACAAAGACAAACGAGATATACACAGTGTAGAATTTGGTAAACACGTACCTGGTATTACTGTAGTAAACGAAGTTTTAGAAAAAGATGATGTGTGCTTAGTTCCCTGGCTAGTTGGCGACGAGTGGAAGAAAATCCAAAAAATTAAAGCCAAATACATGTTTGGACATTTTGAACTGCCTAACTTCTATATGAATGCATTGGTAAAAATGCCTGATCATGGAGAACTTAGACCAGAAAACTTTGAGCATCAAGACTACGTGTTCAGTGGACATTTCCACAAACGTCAAATACAAGGAAAAATTCATTACATTGGAAATGCATTTCCACACAACTATGCTGACGCATGGGACGACGAGCGCGGTATGATGATTCTTGACAAAGAAAACAATGCAGAGCCACATTATATTAATTGGCCTGATTGTCCAAAGTATCGAACTGTTAAACTAAGCAAGTTGATTGACGATCAAGAAAAAATCATTAAAAGTAAAATGTATTTGAGAGTAGAACTTGATCTTCCTATCAGTTACGAAGAAGCACAGTTTATCAAAGAAACATACATTACACAATTTAACTGTAGAGAAATTACACTGAATCCTCAAAAACAAATTGAAGAAATTAGTACAGATGTAGACATCAGTGCATTTGAGAGTGTGGATCAAATTGTAACAAACGAGATTGTAGCAATTGAGAGCGAATCTTACAAGACTAAAACACTATTAGACATTTATAATAATCTATAGGAAAAAAATGATACGTATCAAAGATTTAACCGTTAAAAACTTTATGAGCGTGGGCAATCAAACCCAAGCTGTAGATTTTAACAAAGATAACCTAACGCTAGTGCTTGGAGAAAACTTAGATCAAGGAGGTGACGATTCTGGCTCACGAAATGGTACAGGCAAAACGACAATCATTAATGCATTGTCATACGCATTGTACGGCCAAGCACTGACCAACATTAAGCGTAACAACCTTATTAACAAGACTAATAATAAGGGCATGTTGGTCACCCTACACTTTGAAAAGAATGGACAGGATTATCGGATCGAACGAGGACGTTCTCCAAATATTCTCAAGTTCTTTATCAACGACCAAGAACAAGAGCTAACTGACGAAAGTCAAGGCGATAGTCGTAAAACACAGGAAGATATTAATGACCTTCTAGGAATGAGTCATGATATGTTTAAGCACATTCTTGCACTTAATACCTATAGTGAACCTTTCCTTAGCATGAGAGCAAATGATCAACGTGCAATTATTGAACAACTATTAGGTATAACAATTCTCAGTGAAAAAGCAGATAAACTCAAAGATCAAATCAGAGCAACCAAAGATGCAATAAACGAAGAAAGCGCAAAAATCAGTGCTATACAACAGAGCAATGAAAAAATTCAAGAAACTATCAAAAGTTTAACTACAAAGCAAAGTGCATGGCTTGCTAAACGCACTACAGATACAATGAAGCTTCAAGAAGCAGTAAGCGAGCTAGAGCATTTAGACATTGATTCTGAATTAGATGCACACGAAAAACTAGCTAATTGGAATGAGCATAATAATGCTGTATCTTCTCTTAAAAAAGAACTTAGCGCACTAGAACCTGCACTAGAACGTGCAGTAAAGAGTGCAGAAAAAGCCAAAAAAGACATTGCAGAGCTAGACGATGCAGTATGCTATACTTGCGGTCAAGAGTTACATGCAGAAAAGAAAGAAGAAATTTCTTTACGTAAGACTAAAGAATTAGAAGATGCACTTGCATATCAGGAAGAAATTACTGGAAAAGTAAATGAAGTAATTGCAAGCCTTGACAGCTACGGTGACGTATCTGCAAGACCTAACACATTTTACGAAACTGCAAAAGAAGCATATGAACACAGACAAAATGTTGACAGTCTAAAACAAGCATGGGAATCTAAGAAAAGCGAATCTGATCCGTATCAAGAACAAATTGACGAACTTAATTCTACTGCAATTCAAGAAGTGAATTGGCAGGTAGTAAACGATCTCAATGACCTAAAAGATCATCAGGAGTTTTTGTTAAAACTTCTTACAAACAAAGATAGTTTTATACGTAAAAAGATTATTGATCAAAACTTAGCATATTTGAACAATAGGCTTACATATTATCTAGACAAATTAGGGTTACCACATCAAGTTGAATTCCAAAATGATCTTGCAGTAGAGATTACACAGCTAGGACAGGATCTTGACTTTGATAACCTGAGCAGAGGAGAGCGTAACAGACTTATACTAGGTCTAAGTTTTGCTTTCCGAGATGTTTGGGAAAGTTTGTATCAAAAGATTAACTTGCTGTTTATTGACGAACTTATTGACAGTGGCATGGATGCTAATGGTGTAGAAAATTCTCTAGGCATACTAAAACGCATGGGCAGAGAAGGTGACAAGAATGTTTATCTTATCAGCCACAAGGACGAGCTTATCGGTCGTGTTAACAATGTAATGAAGGTTATAAAAGAAAACGGATTTACTAGTTACGAGAATGATATTGAGATATATGAATGAGCAAAGACAACGACACACATGACGAGTTAGTGCTGGCTTATCTAGATTACTTTAAAGCCAACGAGCTTTTTGAGAAAAGAAAAAGCTATCGTACTCGCATGTCTGCTCGTAGACATTTGCGCAAACTTAGAGAATTTGCAAAAATACGCATGGACGAAATACAAGAAGATTATTATACCAAAAAAGAGGCAAAGGACAAATAGGCATCGGTAAGTAAGTTCATGCAGTGGACTTATGAAGGAAAAACAATCAACTCCATACCAGACGAGTATGAAGGATTTGTTTATCTTATCACCAATCTTACAAACGGGCAAAAATACATAGGCAAAAAACTAGCCAAATTCAAAACCACTAAACCACCACTCAAAGGCAAAAAAAATAAAAGACGTGGACACAAAGAGTCAGACTGGAAAGACTATTGGGGATCATCTGATAGACTCAACGCTGAC